CATTTATGATTGAAAAAATTCATATGTACAAAAGTGGTAAAGGTAAAGCTTTTTCTTACTTTACTATTGTTGCAAGAAATTATCTTATTTTAAATAATAATGCAAATTACAAAAGATATAAAGATACAGATATAATGTCTGGACTACCCGAATCGTTTGATACTGAAAATAATTTTAGAGAGGAAGAAAAGAATGATGAATTTAGGACTTTTAATATTAGAATGTTACAATATTGGGATAAACATTTAGAAAACTATTTTCCTAAAAAAAGAGACATGCAAATTGCAGATTCTGTATTGGAATTATTTAGAAGAGCAAATTATATAGAAAACTTTAATAAGAAATCATTATATTTACTTATTAGGGAAATGACAGGTCACCCTACACATTATATAACAAAAGTTGTCAACAAAATGAAAGAAAGACAAATGGAATTATATAATGAATTTGACAAATACGGAGACATAAAAATTTAAATATGATACAATTAGGTTTATCGGGATTTTATCATGATTCAGCAGCAACAATCGTTATAGATGGTAAAGTAATATGTGCAATTGAAGAAGAGAAACTATCAGGAATTAAACACGATAGTTCTTTTCCGTTTAAGGCAATTCAATGGTGTTTGGATTATACAAAAATAAGAATTGACGAAGTTGATATGGTTTGTTGGTATGAAAATCCAAATGACAAATATCAAAGAGTTAAACAAACAATTGGTAAATGGGGTGGTTTAAGATATCCTAAAAAATGGAAAAATTTTAAACAAAGATGGCATATGGATGAAGGTGCGTTAAAACCTTTATTGTGGTCTATTGGATATGAAGGAGTTATTACTTACACACAACATCATTTATCACATTTAGCACTTTCTTATTACACATCACCATTTGATAAAGCAATTGGTTTATCAATTGATGGTGTTGGTGAAAGACATTCTATATATGCTACAATGTGTGATGATAAAGGATTTCACAAAATACAAACTTTACAATTCCCACATTCATTGGGATTAATATATTCAGCATTTACCGCGTATCTGGGATTCAAACCAAATGAAGGTGAGTATAAAGTAATGGGATTGGCACCATATGGAGATGGTCAAAAGTATCATAATATATTTGATAAGGTTGCAACAATTGGTGGTGAAATTGATATTGTAAAGATGGATATGAAATATTTTACATGGGAAACATCGAATACTGATATGTTCAATGATAAATTAATTGATTTAATTGGATTTCCACCTCGTTTCAAAGACGAACCAATCGAACAACATCATAAAGATTTAGCAGCATCATTACAAAGATGGTACGAAAGTGCTTTATATTTTACTATCAATAGAATTACCAATATATGGAATAGTGAGAATTTGGTATTAGGTGGTGGTTGTGCATATAACGGAACCGCCAATGGTAAAATTAAAACATATACATCAATTAAGAATGTATGGATTCCATTTGCTCCATCGGATGCGGGTTCTGCAATAGGTGCATGTTTATATCAACATCACATTGTATTAGGTAATCCAAAAGTAAAGGGTGGTGATAATCAATCTCCATATTTGGGTGAAGAGTGGAGTAGTCCTGAATTACTTAAGATAATTTTGCAAAAAAGAGTTAAGGGTAATGGTATTACAATGCATGAAAGTAAACAAATGTTATGTGAAGAAGTTGCAAAATTAATTAAAGAAGGTAATATTATAGGTTGGTTTCAGGGTAGAACTGAATTTGGTGCGAGAGCATTGGGTAATCGTTCTATATTGGGCAATCCACATCTTCCAGATATTAGAGATAGAATTAATAGGGTTGTCAAAAAGAGAGAAATGTTTAGACCATTTGCTCCATCGGTAACACACGAAGATTATAAGAAGTATTTTGTATCGGAAGAAGATGTTCCATATATGAACCAAGTCGTTCAAGTTAAAAACGGAGTAAACATCCCATCAGTAACTCATGTTGACAATTCGGCAAGAATACAGACACTTAAAAGAGAAGATAACCCACTTTACTATGACTTATTAAAGGAGTTCGAAAAACTAACAGGAACACCTATTTTATTGAATACATCATTCAATTTAAAAGACCATACAATGACAAATGACCCAGAAAAGGCAATTTGGACATTTAATAATTGTGATATGGATTATTTGGTTTTGGGTAAGTTTTTAATAAATAAATAATTATTAGTACATAAACATATAAAAATGGCAACTGAATTCCAATTATTTGATGGTAAAAACTTATCATCATTATTTAAAGATATATACGAAAATCAACAAAACAAAAAGAAAAACATTTCTGAGTTGATTGAATCTCTAAGAAAACTTATTCGTAACGTGGGAGAAGCAACTGTTATTGCACCTATTATAAAAGACTTAATTGAAGTATCGGTTAAAAACGATGACCACTTAATTAAACTTGCAACAATTGCACAAAGACTTGCAGCTGCAGAAGCTAAAGGTATAGGTGAAGATGGTTGGTTAAGTGAACATGAAAAAGAACAATTACTTGCAGATATGGAAGATACCATAAATCAAGTAGAAGAAAAAAATAAAGAGAAATTAACGGATATTCAAATTGAAATTGAAGAAATTAAAACTAAATTATAATGAACGAAATTACATCATTTTTGGCCATTGTTAATAATGTTTATCCTACCAATTCTGCATTTTTTAAAAAAGATAAAGACGATGTAGTTTCTATATATAATGAAAATGAAAAGTTTTCGGATTTAGATGCTAGAATGTATGGTGCAATAACTTACGAATTTGAAGATACTTTTGAAGTTGAAGATTATGCATTTCCATTTGACAAAAACAATTTCACATTTCCAATAAAGGGTGAAACGGTTGTTATATTTAAAATGTTTAATCAGACATTTTGGTTACCATATACCAATACACCATATTCAAATTATAGAAGAGATGAAGTAACTTATGTAGCAACTAGACCGGTTGATACACAAGGAGATTCCAAATCCGGACAATCGTTATCTAACACTTCAAAAACAGGTGGTACAACTAATAATGAAAATAAAAAGTCTAACATAGGTTATGAAATAAACGAAAAAATTAAATTCATAAACCCAAAACAGGGTGACACCATCTTAAGTGGTAGAGTTGGAAATACTATAAGATTTTCAGAATTTCATTTAACAGAGGATGGCAAAACGTCATCACCATCGATATTCATTAGAAATAAACAAAATCCGGAATTAGATTCAAAACAAATTGGAATTTTAGTAGACGAAGATATAAACAAAGATGGAACATCCGTATATTTTACATCTAACAAAGTTAAAGTACCATTTAAAGAAACTATAAACAAAACAAAAGTAGCTTTCAAAGAATATCCTAATTCGGAAAAACTAACAGGTAATCAATTGTTCGTAAATTCCGATAGAGTAATCCTTTCTGCAAAAGCATCGGAGTTTATTATATTTGGAAAAGGAAATACTGGTGTAATAACCGATGGTAATTATTCAATAGATGCAGAAAAGGAAGTTTATATACACAATAAACAAAATATAACAATACACTCCGAAGGGGCCAATCAAATATTCTTTAATTCCGAAAATGGTAAAATATTTTTAGGTAAGAATACTGGTGCAGGAGATGCGGGTGCAGATGTTCAAAAAATGGTATTGGGTGGTGAGTTGATAAAACTAATGGGAGAATTAATAGATGCTATAAATAAACAAATATACGCAACACCATCAGGCCCTACATTCCAAGGCCCTTCTAATAGATTTGAGTTTGATGTAATTAAGTCCAAATTAAGGGATATACTATCGTCTAATAATTTCTTAAGTAAGTAATATGTCTTGGTTAATATTTAAAAAGAATATTTTAGAATCAATGATTTCTGGTCGTTTTTCTGCCGATACGGAAGCATTTGCTGATTTCTATGCCAATGAATACGACCAATGTATAAAAAGAGGTGGTGATAATATATACGGAGTTCCTGTTGTTAATGGTAATGTCAAAGGAATGTCCGATGCTATCAAAAATGCAATGAAAAAAGCACAAGAAAGTGATGGAGACAATTTTAATATATTAGAGGAAATCTACCCAGCAGCATTTGATGCATATTGGTTAGGAGGTGAAATGGCACCAATACCAAATCCATTATTAAAACCATTAGGATGGGCATCTACATTGCCTGCACCTGGTACTATTCAAAACATTGGGCCCAATCCAACATCACTTGCCATTTCAGCAGCTAAAAATAAAGCAGAAGTTGAAGCTTTGAAAATATTAGAGGAAGAACTTAAAAAACAGTCGGTTACTATTCCAGGCATTCCACCACTACCACCAATAACGATTCCACTATATGAAACTGCAATGAAAATAATAAATAAGGAAGTAGTTGCACCGGATATCAAAAATAACCCAATAGTTAAAAGTGCAATTGAAATAATTAAAAAATTAAAAGAGGCCAAAAAGAAAAAACCTGCAATTGGTAGTCAAATTAAAAAAGCTATAAAGTTTCCATTTCCAAAATTACCAAGTAAAAAGAAATTAATAGAGGAAGCTAAAGAGAAGTTAATAGAACAGGCAGTTGAAGAAATAAAAAAACAAATAATACCACCGATTGAAGAAATAGTATTACAACCATTTGTTATTCCAATAGTAAATGCAATTGAACTTGTAAAGAATAGTATTCCAAAACCAACACCCACTAAGGAAGAGGTTGTAAAGTATGTTAAAGATACCGCAGAGGGATTGATTCCTGAAATAGATTTATCTTTGTATGTTTCTATTCCAAAAATTCCAAATATAAAAGAAATTAAAAAACAAATAGAGGAACAAATACCAACTGAGGAAGAGTTAAGAGATTTGGCAGAACAAATTATATTAGATAGATTACCAAACATACCTAATATATGGTTTATACCACCAACATTTGTTTTCTCTTTTCCAACGAATATATTCATAGACCCATTTATCAATTTGGCTAAGTTTCATTTGATGGGAACATCGGGCAATATGTCCGTATTGGCACAATATACCCCACCAGCTCCACCCGCACCCGCGATATTAAATTGGACTGGATATAAAGTTATTGGATAAATTATTAAATCAAATATTTATTACTAAACATATATAAACAATTATTATGAAATCAGAAATTTTACTAACTTTAATTAAAGAAGTTGTTAAAAACGAAGTTAAGTTACAAGTAAAAGAAGAACTTGTTAAATTAATTAAGTCTGGTGCAGTTACATTAAACTCACAAAAGAAAACAACACCATCTTTAAAAGAGATGACTGAGGTTCCCGTTGTACCTACTAAAAGACAACAACCTGTTCAACAACCAAAAAGACCTACAAAGGAATTTTCAAAAGACCCAATGATAAATGAGATTTTGAATATGACACAACCATTTACATCGGAACAAAGAAAAGAGGGTGCACAAGCCGTAGGTAGTGTGTTGGATATGATTAAACCAGAATTAAGAGTTGATGAAAGTGAATGGGAAACAATGGATTTTAGAGAAGGTATTCAAATTCCTCAAAATATTCCACAACAATTTGAATCTACGGGTGACGGTTTACAAGATGCAACTATAAAAGCATTGACAAGAAATTATTCGGAATTAGTTAAAAGATTTTAATAAATGGCAATAGAACTTGGTAAAGTTAATGTTACAGACTTAACACAAAATAATTATAAAGTATTAGGAATTGGTGTAAACAGAGCATCGGATTCTAATGGTATTTTTGCTGTTAACTATACTACATTAACCCAGGCCAAAGATTCTTTAAAAAATTTAATTCTAACTCACAAAGGTGAAAGAATTATGGAACCAGAATTTGGATGTGATATATGGAAACTAATATTTGAACAAATTGATGGAGAATTGATTGAAAATAAGATTGAAAATGTAATATTAGATGCAGTTTCAATTTGGATGCCCTATATAACGATAAATGAAATAGTATTTGACTACGATGATAATGATATTGACAATAATAAAATATTTTTGGATATAAAATTTTCATTGACATCAAACACAAATTTATCAGACACACTTCAAATAAATGTAAATAATTAATAATGGCTATTAAACCTTTAAATAATATAGGAAATAAAGAATTATCATATGTTGGTAAAGATTTTGCAACATTAAAGCAAAACTTGGTAGATTTTACAAAAACATACTTTCCAAATCAATATTCCGATTTCTCAGAAGCTTCTCCGGGTAGTATATTCATTGACCAGGCAGCTGCCATAGGTGATATGTTATCATTCTATCAAGATGTACAACTAAAAGAATCCATGTTGGCTCATGCAACGGAAAGAAAAAATGTTATGGCATTGGCACAACAAATGGGATATAAACCAAAAGTTACTTCACCAGCTGTTACCGAATTAACCGTATATCAATTAGTTCCATCAAATCAATTGGTTGGTATTAATAATGGGCCCGATGAAAGTTTTTATTTGAGAATTAAAGATGGTATGGAAGTAGAATCAACTACAAATTCTTCAATAATATTCAGAACAGTAGATTCTGTTGATTTTTCATCAGCAACTGGTAGAGATATAGAGGTATATGAACGTGATTCAACTGGAGTACCATCTAGATATTTGGTAAGTAAAAAAGTAAAGGCAATATCTGCACAAGAAGTATCAACGACAATTACATTTGGAGATGATACCGATTATCCCACTGCAACTCTTTCTGATACTAATATAATACAAATTACGTCTGTAACTGATAATGATAATATAAAATATTACGAAGTTCCTTATTTAGCGCAAGAGAGTGTTTTTATAGAAAAACCAAATACAGAAGCAAATGGTGGAAATTTAAGTATATCATCTTCCGTAGTACCATACATTTTAGAAATTAAAAAAGTCCCATATAGATTTAGTGTAAAAATAAATTCAGACAATACAATGGATTTACAATTTGGAAGTGGTGATGTTAGATTGGATGATGAAATTATTTTACCAAATCCAAAAAATGTTGGATTGGGATTGGCAAACTCTGTTAATAGATTAAATGATGGAATTGACCCATCTAATTTTTTGAAAACAAACACATTTGGAATTGCACCTGCAGGTAAACAACTTACTATAAAATACTTAGTGGGTGGTGGTGTTCAATCAAATATAAATCAAAGAGATTTAACAACAATTAGATTAATAGAATTTGAAGATGACTTATTATCAATTCCAGATAATAAATTAAATGCATATGATGACATAAAATCATCGGTAGCAGTTGAAAACTTAGAAGCTGCAACTGGTGGTAGAGATTCGGAATCAATCGAAGAAATTAGACAAAATGCATTGGCAACATTTGGTTCACAAAATAGAGCAGTAACAAGACAAGACTATATAGTAAGAGCAATGTCAATGCCAGAAAGATATGGTAGTGTTGCAAAAGTGTATGTTAGTCCAGATGGTGAAATAGATAATAATAGTCCCGCATCAATACTTGCAAATCCTAAAAATATTACCGAATTTACAAATTTAGTAGAATCTATTAAAGGTTTATCAAAACAAGATATTCAAAAGGAATTGATTAAATATCTTACGCAAAAAAATACATCCATATCCGAAGTAAATAATCCATTTGCAATTAATATGTATGTTTTGGGATATGATAATAATAAAAAATTAACTAATTTAAACCAAGCAGTTAAAGAAAATCTTAAAACTTATTTAGGTGAATATAGAATGTTAACGGATGGTGTAAATATCATAAATGGATTTATAGTAAATATTGGAGTAGATTTTGAAATTATATGTTATTCAAATTATAATAAAAGAGAAGTTGTAACAAATTGTTTATCTGAAATTCAAAGATATTTCGAAATTGACAACTGGACATTTAACAAACCAATTAATATTTCAGAAATGGAATTAATATTGGCAAATGTAGAAGGTGTTATGAGTGTACCATCGGTAAAGATTTCAAATTTATGTGGTGGAGACGGAAATTATTCAACAAATAGATATAATATAGAAGATGCAACTAAAGGTAAGATTGTATATCCATCTTTAGACCCATGTGTTTTCGAAGTAAAATATCCTAACAAAGACATAAAAGGGAGGGCTTTATAATGCATAAATTTTTCACATCATCATACGATGCCAGTATCTATCTACAACAACCTGAACAAAACGCTGGTAGGGATGCGATATTGGAAGTAGGTAAACTTTATTATGGTTCAAACGAAGTTCAAAGTGCAAGAGAAGTTACAAGAGCTTTATTAAAATTTAATACAAACCAAATATCATCAAGTATTTCCGAAAACAATATAACTGGTAGTTGGAACGTATTTTTAAATTTAAGGTCTGCAAACGCTGAAGAGATTCCGTTGGAATATACAATTTATGCAAATGCCGTTTCTCAAAGTTGGACAATGGGAACGGGTACAAAATTCGATAACATAACATCGGATGGTGTTAGTTGGAAATATAGAAATGGAATTGATACTTGGCAGGATAATGTAATAGGAGGTACTGCCGAATTTACACCCGGAACTACTGGTTCTGCAAATGCGGAAGGTGGTACTTGGTATTTATCAGGGTCTACATCACAATCATTTAACTATGAACCAGATGATATTAGAATGGATGTGACCAGTATGATTAATTTATGGATTAGTGGTTCATTACCAAATAATGGTATGATTATTCATCATGGTTTAGAAAATGAAAATGATGATTTGGATTATGGTTT